CTAAATTGAACCAGACCAGCTGGCAATATTTCATTTAGTGCACCACTCAAGTAAGAATTCTGTCTACAATTATATGTACTTTGCCCAGTACTTAGGAATCTTCCACGAAGCTTATCCTCATACATTTGCATATAAGGATTGTAAATTGACCGCCTTGCGTGGTCAGCATTATATTCACTTGTCATCTGAGGTTCATCTGGGTAAGTCAAAGTAAGCCCATTGAACCATTCAAGAGGGACTAAATTCGAGGCCCCTTTCCCAAGGGGCCTTAATGAAGTTCTTATCACCATTAACTTGTTCTCCTAATTTACGCCGTAGTGTCATATTCGGCTTCAATATTAGCTATCCATTGAGGCTCGTAGCCCGGAAGCGCCGCCGTCGAATTATACCTAAATGAACGCCGCAAGGCAATTAACTTATATGGAGCACTCGCCTCTTGGAATACACCATCAGAATTATCAATCCAGTAAGGTGTTATAGCTGAGCCATTAACTGTAAATTCGACGCCGGTTACCAGCGGGCCGTAACTTGAGTCAGAGCAGTCAATTAACAGCTCAAAGGTAATTACCGCATCATCCGGAATGCCAGCCGGAACTGTGATAGCAACAGGCAATTTAGCGCTACTGTTCATATGAGTTACTCTAATTGTATAGTGTTTAATTTGGTTATCAAGCGTAACCGCAGCACTATCTACAGCGCTAATTTGAGAGTTCCTTGACATCACTTTCTCAGTTGCGGCACAGAGCATCTTGGCATTAAATGGCATACCCTCCGTCCAGCCAGCTAATGCTACAGCGAGAGAACCATTAGAGTCAATTAAAGGCCAACCAAATGAATTTGATAAAGTATATTTAGCATAAGGGTTATTAACTTTAGGCTCTATTGTAACTTGACCGATAAATGTACTTCCGATTCCGATTGAACCATCAGCAACAGCAATGTAAGGTGCTGAATACTGAGAAACATAGTAAGCTTGATTAGTAGCGTAATCTCGTGAAGCCATTTGCCAAGAATCATACTGTATATTACTTGAGATTATAGACTTAATACGATACATATATAGTCCGCCGTCAGCTACTGTGCCTGGAGGGAGCATTACTTGAGAACCTTTCACAAAAAACCACCCACCAACTACCGGAGTTAATCCAGAGAATACTGCAGAAAACTCCTCAACTGTGTTTGGCACTTGCGACACTGAATCAAGTACTCCATAAACAAGTTGGGTAATCGTGATATTCTGTGAATTACTGACTTCAGCAACATTAGCCATCTGGCAGATAGTTAAGTCAGCCGAGCACACAATGAACTGGTCGAGGTAAATTGCGCGGCTGCTTAACTGGCTTAGGTTCCAATTAAGGTCTTTCAAGCCAAGCTCCGCTTCTTGCACAGAGGTAAACAGCTGGCTTTCGTCTGAAACCTGCTGAAGCAAGAGGAGGATTTGCCCAGTCTCAATTAACACTAGACAAAACACCACAAATTTACTCGTGCCGTTACTTGCGTCAAGCAGAGTTTTCGCGCTCGTTGTTGTATTGTAGTAATAAGGCTGAATGTTCGGTTGAGCCGTTTCACCGTCATGGTCATAATTAGGGTAGTAATATTTGAAGTTAATTGATGCCATAGCCGGAAACAGCTTGCGGTCAGGCCGCTGTGCATTGCCGGCGTAGTTGATGCCTTCCTTAATTAAGTCGAAACTTTGACAGCTCAAGCCCTTGGCCGAATCTGAGGAAGTTACTTGAGCGGCGAAGTTAACTACCATTATAGGGTAGTCGCGCCCAAATGTACTTGAATCAGCCAAAAACGGCCGCACTGAAAGCTCCGAGGCCGTTAAGTCGCCATCTGCATTAACATAGATATTGCACAGAGCTAAGTAGATGTCATAGTCTGATGTACTTATTTCCCCAATGCCGCTTTCATTAAGTCCAACATAAACAACTTGGCCTGCATATTCCGGCCCGATTGTAACAGTTTCTTCCTGATGTTGCACCAAGTCCGTGCCGTTAAACCACTGGAAGGACTTAAGCAAGATGGTATTAGTCGAGCTGACCGTGGCAATATCGGCCGTATAGGGTTTAGTCAACCCAATTAACAAGTCCTTCTTTTTCGGCAACGTAGCTGAATTTGCCCCGGATTCTGCAGTAACAGCTGACAGCTCGTCTTCGAGTTCCTGAAGTTCATCTGCTACTTTACTCCTAACAGCATCAGCTTCTACATTAGTCATATCAGCACGAGCCAAGTCAATCCGAGCATTGTTCAGATAAACGCTAAGCGTCTGTCCGGTTTCAGTGCTGATTTCACGGTCGTTGTAGTCAACACCCTCTCCAGTAACATTAGCAATTCGTAAAACGCCTTTGCTCATTTTCTATCCTTTCGTCAATTAAGTTTAATAAATCCGCATCCGCATGAAGTTGCTGAAGCTACTCTGGTTATAGCCCCAAACCACACAATTATCTCTGTAAGCCAAACCATTCTTATTAAACCGGACGCGGTAATTAGCCGGAATAATGAATTGGCCGCTCGAGCAACCCGAGCTGCTTCCAGTAAAGTGGCCGTAAAACAGGTGGCTCTCTAATTGAGTGCCATTTGGGTCAGAGATAATTATGTGGGCTGTCGAGCCACCCGGCCCTGCGGCAGTGGCACTAATGAAGACTGGCTGACTCCACGACTTATTGCTCGTAAAAAGCGACCCGTTGTACAATTCAGACGAATAGTTCGGGGCGCCATTTGATGAAGTTGACCTAATTAACGGCCGAACACAAGTTGAGGCTCCTTTATCCCAAATAAAGTAACTTCCTTTTATAGTACCATTGGCGGTTGCGCTACGAGTCTTAGTGGCTATTCCTTTAGTGCCGCCAGAATCCAAGTAAAGCTGCATCTGAGCTTTAAGTGGATTCATCATAGCCGTCAAAGTCATAGAGCCGCCATCGCAGGTCACAACTCCATTGCCTTCAGCATACTTAAGCGACTCAAAAGCAGTCCACATAGGCTGCTGAGAATTTCCGCTCGAGTAATCTCCTTGGAAAGTATCTTTGAAGCAAGCAGCTGAGTAATTGCCAATGTAGACTGAGCCAGCTCCGGTAATGAAGTCCGTACCACTAACTGTTCCATCAACAATGAGTTTACATCCTTCTTCAATTGTCAAGGCGTATGCACTAGAGCCAATTAAGTTGAAACAGTGTAAAACGGCTCCATTTGACAACGTCACATTGCCGACCATATTGAATGTAGCATAAGGTGCCTCGACCCGCTTTTCTGCGAAGCTACTTAAGTTGGCATTCGAAGCATCTTGGCAAAAAATGAACCCACTTGAGTCAACTGCAGCGGCGCCGCCCAGTGACACCTTTGCTAATTGAGGGTTATTTCCGGACAGCACATCATTGCCGCCCTCACTGATGAAAGTTCCTTCGTAAGTGTTTAAGGCCAACTTAGTTACAGGAATATTCTCAAGCTGATTGATAATGTCAGATGAAGCTACATTGCTGAAATCGGCCCGAGCAAGCCAATGGCCTCCTGGAGTGGCACCATCGTGAATTGCCACAGTCCAGTTTCGAGTGTCAACGAAGAACTCTCGAGGGTTATAAACTGCATTGATTTCTTCCAAGTTACCGGAGCCCAACTGCGAAATTCGGCCTTGGTAATCACTGCTAGGTAATCTATCTGTCATAAATAAGACCTCCCTTAAATAAGTTAAATTGTATTCCCGTTATCTCACAAAAGCCTTTTATAGCATAATTGAGCATATGGTAAACGCCAGTATTATAGATGTTGCCGACAAGACGGCGCCCAACGAAGTATTTGTCCTCAATTAACACCTTATGATGCGGCAAATTGCCGTAGGCGTCAGTTGAAGATGTCAAGGTAATTGATACGTCATACCCCATTGAGATATTCTGGTTCCATTCGAAGTCAGGCTCTTGGGTAACAGTGCAGTCAAGCTGAGGCGCTTGAAGCTGGCAGTCCCAAATGAACTCTTTTCTGTTACTTGACATGTTGGTGTCAATTCGGGTTATCACTGTAGTGCACTCGATGGGGATTTCTGGGGCGAAGCTAATTGAGTTGAACTCAAAAAACGCGTCCACTTTGTCAATACGCTTTGCCTGCTGACACACATCTGCTTCAAAGCCGCAACTTAATTCAAAGCCGCTGCTCCACGTATTGTCATAATCATTCAAGTCAACATCAAAGGTGCTATCATTTAGGTCTTCATTGAGCAGGCTATCATTCAGGTCTTCATCGAATAAGACTGGTAATGGCGGCTCAAGTTCATTGAATGCTGGCTCCAAGGTGTCAACTAAATGCGTTATGACGGCATCGGCGAGCGGCAATTCTGCATAAAGGTTAATTGAAGCACACATCGTATCCGGTTGCTCAGCAGATGTGCTTCCAATCGACTCAACGTGCAGCCTGTTGCCATAGTAGCTTATTTCATTAAATTCTGTGTTATAAGCACTGCGGTACTCGAAGTTCCAGAAGTGCTGGAAGTTAATGAAGTTAAACCCACGAACAGCTGTTAATGTGTGCTGAACCTTGAAAACGCGCCCAAGCAGCAAGTCAATGCCAAGTATGTTTCCATAATAGTTGACGACGAGGTAGCGAGTTTCTAGTAAGTCGAGGTATTCGATGTCGATGTCGATTGAGTTGAAATAGTCAATTAACATCTCATTTACGACCTTGAACCCACCGGAACCCAGAGAGCCCAAATCCTCATAGCTGTAAAGGTTCTTGTCTGAGTCAATGAAGTACACAATGCCAAAGGTGCTGGTTAAGCAGCAGTCTCGATTGAGAATCCGGTGCTTACTGACTTCCTTGAAATTATAAACCAAAGCTGTGTTTAGCTCAGTAGCGCTAATTACGTTGTCCGATGTGAACACCAGAAAGCCGTTTTTCTTCTTAGCCAAGGCAATTCCCTTGCCAGTGCTAAGTGAGTCCAGACTCTGAAAACCGGCTCCGGTAGTCGTACTCGGCTGGAAGTCATCTCCATTGCCGACAGCACTCCAAGCTATGACGTCATCACTCAAGGCAATTAACCTATTGTTCGTAGCGCAGATGAACTTAGCACTCTGGGGGAAACCCGTGGGCGTGATTTGGGTGATAGAGTTAATTAAGTGGTCATACTTAAACAGCACTTGGTCACATAAGATGTAGTAGTAAGAGCCAATGTAGTCTACGCTGACATTTTCAGCATCACTGCTCAACATTAACAGCACTGTCCCATCACCCGTGGCTGCCGAGTACCTGTAAATGTACTTGTTTGTGATAATTAACTTCCCAGCATCGTCCTGTAAATCGACTACCTTTTTCAGCTCGACGTTCCTTGAGTAAGGCATGAAAAACAGCGGCTTGTAACCAAGGCCGGTTGAGTAACCATTGTATGTCGGGATAATGTTCGAGCCGTCTGTTATGTTAAGTTGATTGCCTTCGACTCTATCATAGGTTATATTAGGATTGAATATCAATAAGTTCTTATTAACTATTGAAACCATTTTGCGGCCTCCTTAAGTTACAAGCAGTAGAACTTATAGTATCCTGTAAAGTCTACCGTCTTTGTGATTACATTAGATAATTTAGCACTGACGCTAAGCAGGTTGCCTGCTTGGTCAACCATATAGTAACAGTTATACTGGCAGTCGCCGCCGGAAACTGCGAAAGTTAATTGACGGGTCTTTATGGACCACGCCAGCGACTCGTCTTGCAGCACGTCCCAATCTGAGGTGGAAGGTACTGTGAGGGTTACAGGAGTGTAGTTAGTTGACTCGACAATGTCACTTAACTCGGTGGTCTTGTCAAAGGCCTCGGATATCTGGCCTAACTTAATTGTAACCGATGTGATAGCCCGCTGTCCCTTAAACATAGCTTTAAGCACTTCTTCCTCAAGTGTGCCACTTACCATATTAGGTGCTGTAGCACCCTCAAAAACATAAGTACCTCCGAATAGCTTCCTGCGGCCGCCTTTCTTGGCACCGCACTTACTTTTCTCTGCCGAAAATTCCATCTCAATTAACCTCCATTCTGATTAACGCCCGCAGCTTCCTCGAGGGCCCGCAACCGCTCTTCGATTATCTGCAGGTTATAATTAAGTTGCTCTATTAAATCATTGCTCTCTTCCTCATAGAGGGGTAATTGAAGCGTTTTCGCATCAGCCATCTCAATTACCTCCTCTAATACCCAAAGTTAGCGTAGCGCTCGTTTTGAACAAGTACAGCAAACAGCTGGTTGAACTCGGCAAATTCACGCTTGAAGCGCTCAGAGTCGTCAAGTAAACCATACAACTTACTTAGCGTCCCAGAAATTACCACGTCCTTGTAATCTCGGAGAAGCCAGTTTCCGTAAGCCGCTAATTCTTCTTCGCGCTCATTAACTTCTTCTAAGTTAAGCACCTTCCATTCGTCGCTTTGGGCATCTTCTCTGACTAGCCACTCATTAGATGACCAGTCGTATTTAACCAGTCGCTCAGCTTCTGGGATATATTCGAACTTCTTTGGGAAGCTGTAATATGTTATCTCAATTGACGTCGGCTCTTCATTAACAGGTAAGCCGTAAATTTCGGCAAGGACATTCTGCCCACCGCCGAAGACAAAGACATACTTCTCGCCCACTTTGTACCAGTAGTTGTTAAGTAAGTTCTGCCCAACACTAGGCTGATTGTTTGGCGGGTATAATCCAAGCGGCTTGTAGCAGACAGAGTTAATTAACCTTACATCTGGATTACGCCTCCACACCCACTTTGAGGCACTTTGAAGTTTCAAGTTAGGTGTGTCAGGTGTCAATTCAAGCTGCTTCAAGTCACTTTGGAAATACTGCTTACTGTGAATTCTTGAGATAATGCCCTGAGCCAACTTAACAACAATGTCGCGCATGTCAATTCTATTTGACAGCTGGCAGACATCGTCCACAATTTGACTAAACATCTCAATTACCTTTCATACGAAAAAAGCCCCAAGGCGTTTCTGCCTCAGGGCTTTCAATTACCTTTGTTACTTAACAGACGGCAACGGATTCGAGCCCTTAACTAAGCTATTAAAGTTAAATGACTGCGCCGAACCAACATTGCCAGTGCCAAGTTCATTGCCTTCATCCTGTCCCTTGGCCGCTTCGTCATTTGCCTGCTGCTTTTCTTCTTCAGACTTAATTGCCTCAACAGAAGCAAATTTAGAAAGCTCCTTGGAAAACGGCCCGACTTCTTCGTCTGTTTCCAGCTCAATGAAGCCAATACCATTCGCCAACTTAATGTGGCCTTTGGAAGTAATGAGGCTTCGCAGGTTCTTATTATAGACTCTAATTACGCACTGCATAATCGTTACTCCAGATAGATGTTACTGAGAACGCCTCCGGTATTTTCATCTGCATACTCAAGAGTGAGCTCAGAGGTAATTACGTTGGCCTGACCGTCCATACCTACCGGAGTCGAGTCCTTGATTTCGGCGTCGGTCATATAACCAATCTTAATCAAGCCTGGGTGGTAAATCAGCATCGATTTGCTAAGCGACTCAGTCTGGCTGAACAGCGGGTGAGCAAGAATCTTAACTTCCTGCATTCCAGGCAGCTGAAGTGAATATACATCAAGGCCATATACTTTAGTCGCAGTCCCAATCGGGTAATACGAGCTGCCGGCCTCTCTAATAAGCTTGTTGAGAACATAAAGTACATTGAGAGAGGTCATAACGACACGTTCATTAGGAACACCCTCAGGGCAGGTCTCGAAGTTACTGTACATCCATTCCTGAATTGAGTCCAAAGTTGCAGCGGCGGCCAATGCAGTGTTATTCTTAACAATGCTCATCAAGCCGTCCATCGTGCTCAGCACTTCAGAGCCATCAACCTGATTAAGAGATTTGCGGCCAAGCAGCAAAGCCATTTCGATGTCCTGCGCGTGCATTGACACGGCATCTTCTTTGTTCTCCGTTGCCTTGTTTCCTGTGATGAACTTAATGTACTCAGCCGTACGAGTCGTGCCCCAGCCATTGCGGAAAATCTGGCTATAGTTCATGCGAGGAACACCACGGCGGTACTTAGGATTAGGTGCCAACGAACCCTCTTTTTTGGCAGTACCCAAGTAAAGCAGTTCGTCATTCTGAGTTACTGCGGCGGCCGTCGATTCAGCGAAGCCACGGACAACCGTCAGAGTGTTACCGGACACGGCGCTAACGAACATATATTCATTAGTCTTAGTGTTCATAATCACGGAAGACGGCTCAACCACAGCACCTTTATCTACAGTGATGGAAGTTGCCGAGTTGTTTGCTGCAGCCGAGGCAATTAACTTCGAGCTATACGGCTGCTTCATGAACCAGTAGTGGATTTTCGAAGTCAGCTGAAACTGTGCGGAACCCGAACTCAATGCGAATATCGGGGCGGTACCGGCCAGCTGGGACCGGAACAATTTACTATTGAAGCTATCAAGCCGTTCGGCATTGATACCTCCTTGAGATGAAAAGATTCCTGGAATCATCTATTTACTCCTTTGTTAAATTTACTTACTAATCAACAAGTTACCGAAGAGGCCATCAAGGTCTTTACGATGCTTGTCAGCCGCTTTTTCATCAGCACTCTTACTTGAGAGCTTATTACTGAAGTCCTGCAAAAATTGCTTAGTTGCTTCAGTTGCTTCGTCAAGCGACTTGCCCTGCTGCAAAAACCCTTTCATTACCTGAGTGATAATTGGGGCGGCACTCGGGTCTTTCATCAATGGAATTTCCCGAGTGGCCTTGTCTAATTGACTCCTACTTGAAACGGCCGCCTGAATCTTGTTGCTGACATTGCTGTCATAAGCATTAAGGCGGTTTTCAATGGCTTTGTCAATTACACTGGTTGCATCATACAGGGCTTTGCCGTAAGCGCGCTGTGCTACAGAGTTAATGAAGTTTCCCAACTTACTTGGGTCTTGCATCAGCTCGGCGGCATCGTATTCAACGCCGTCAAGGAAGTTCTGCTTCGCTACATACTGCTTGAATACATCGCCTGCATTCGCTTCGCCTTGCTGGCCTTGCTGGGCACTCTGCTGTGCGCCTTGTGCACCCTGTGCTGCTTGCTGACTTGCTTGAGCCGGCGGCACCTGCTTGAACGGATTAAGTTCTTCCGGCGCTTCGGGTTGACTTGACGTAAAGACTTGCTTGAGTCTGGCCAAAAACCCGGCATCATCGTTTACTTGTTCGTTTTCAGTTTCCATTTATTTTACTCCTTTATTCTAAATGTTTTGACTGTTTTGGTCAACAGGTATTTCCTGCTGCTGTTGCTGTTGTGCCATAGCCTGCTGAAGTAACTGGTAAGCTAAGTTCCTCTGCTGTATTGGCAATGAGTCAATTGGCGACTCTTTCTTGAACATACTGAAGTCGATTTGGTGCCCAGTCAAGCTGCTCTGGTAATCGAACAACTTAGTTAAGTCGTATTCCTGGGCAACTTGTGGCAACTGGATTAACTTGTTAATGAAAGTATCCATCTGCTGAGCTTTTATATCTCTATCGACTCCGGTCATAGCAGTGGTAATTGAGTACATAACGCCGCGGCCGCTGAACTCGCCTACGGCGGTTGGAACATCATTACCTTGGTCGTCTTTGACCTGCAAGGTAGCTTCGTGGTCGAAAATCGTCTGGATGTGAATTGACTTCAAGGGCGTAATTAACATCGCCTGAATTTGGCGCGCCATTAACTTAGTAGCCTTCCCCGACGTCTCAAGTGCCTTTTTGGCTTGCCACTCAGTTGCTCTGTCGAGGCTGCTCATTAAGCTAGCTTGGTCAGTTGGCATAATAATCTGCATTATGTTCTTCATCTGGTTGATGTCACTTAAGATGTGCTGCGTATCCGGCGCATCATTGAAGTGCATAATGGCAGACCCAAGTGACTCATTGGGCTCGGACGACACTGGAATCCACGGGCATTCATCATCAATCTCCTTAGCTTTGGTGATTTCATTGAGCGATATGCGGTTGCGGTCGTAGAAATTGAGGCCATAAACTTTCTTCCGGTCGCCTTTTTGCTTCGTGTTAATTAAGAAGTTTATGAAGCATTGAACCGGAGTAAGATTTTCAGCTGGAGCAACTCCAGGGAATATAGGGGCCACAACCACAGGGATGACTCCATTGGAACTGACTTCTGCATTAACTAGCGTCTGCCCGATGTAAGTCAATTTGAGCAGCGTCTTGGTTAGCGGCTCGAGACCAGGAAGTTCGAAGCCAAGTAACTCAGGACAAACGCGCACATAGACAGTTGTCTTGTTAATGAAGTTCTCCCTTGTGATGTCACTATCGCGTTCAGTGTCATGTGGCAAGGGGTTGAAGTCAAGTATGTACTTGAAGTCCCTTGGGTTATTCATTGAAAAAACGGCCCGATAGCCGGCTGTTCTGCTACACTCAAGTAACTCAGAAAGTTCCTTGTCGCCGACTTCGGGGTGCAGCGCTTGATTGAGTATGTCTGTTTTGGCAATTCTCTCGACGTAGGCGCAGAAGTCGCCACATTCACTGAAAGAGCGCATATCAGTCAATTTACTGAAGTACAGGCAGCCGGGGTTAATTAACTTCAGATTCACGCCGAACGCCGGATTCTCCGTGACGCCCTCGACATTGAACTGGTTAATTGAGTCTTTATCCCAACGAGCCTCCACTGCGGCAATGCCATAATGGAGTATGCACTTGAACGCCTGAAGTAACACATTGAAATGGTCGAACCTCGTGAAGTCCTGACTCATGCGCTCAGCAACTGCTGCAACATATTTCTGGTTATTTGGGTTGCCAAAAGCTGTGTAGCTGTCATTGGAACTTATAAGTAAATTAACAAGGTCGGAAGCGGCCTCATTGAGCTGGGTTGCGGCAAGTGGCAGCTTAATCTCATTGCGATTTTTCATCTTGCTTAACGCGTATCGCGTAATGCGACCCACTAACTCTTGTATGTTTCCGAGGCCCAAAGAGCCACCCCGAGTTACTCCGTCATAGCGGTCAATTACCCCGCTTCGGCCATACAAGTCAATTAGCACCCTATCGCAAAGGTGCACTAGGTCGTTAGTCGAGTCGCTGCACATGCCAACGAAGTGACTGCAGTAACTTCGCAACTCCCTTGACTCACTATAAGCCTTAAAGTTTTCTACTGGTGTAAACATATTAGGTACCTTTCTGTTTATAAACTACTTGCTGCCGCGATTCGCTGTAACAACTCACTTGAGTATCCGGACTTACTTAACTTCCGATTTTTGGCCGTCTTGATTTTCTCAAGATGCAGCTCAAGCATCTGACAACCATAGGCCTCTACGTCGATTAAGTCATCTGAATTGTCTTTGCGCGTCGGGTCAAAAGCAAGTAGCTGAGTAATGGTTAAATTATCATTATCACTTAAATGATATACGCCTTGGTAAAGTAAGTCAACAAAAGATTTTATCCTAGAGGCTTTACTCTTCTTGAGCGTTTTTAGTGGTACGTAGTCAATTAAACCGCTACTATCATTCACTGAGTCCATGTACTCGAACATTGATTTCAAAGATGCTTGATACGCCTCGGCTTCAAAGCCCACAATTGAGACATTCCACTTACTGCACATATCCTGCATTGCGGCGTACAAAGCAACTGGCGATTCTCCATAAGCTACCCTTGAGTCGACTATCTGCCAATGAGGTGTTGGGGTTTCGTAGTAGCAATGAACTGCCATTGTCTGAGCGTGGCCCCAGGCCGCTTGGCTGATTGCAGGGTCAATTGTGATGAATCCATATTCGTGCTCACTTGACTCTGGGTCAACTTTGGGGCTTCGAGTGATGCGCTGCAAGTCAATTGACAGCGTATTTGCGGCCACGGGGTCATTGAGCATTTCGGCGCACCACTGCCCGGCTAAGCCCTTGCTGGCATACTCGTTGTATTCAGCTATGAGGTCAGCGAAGCTGTTAAGCTCTGGCCACAAAGGCGTACCATCTTGCTTGAGAGCACTCAACTTAATTGACGCCCATTTTGGGCTCGCACAATTCTCGTTGACGATGCTGTTCCTGTTGACGATGTTGCCCAACATAATTAACCGCCCCTTAGGGCTCAGCGCCTTGATGCAGTCAGAGAAGAACCAGCGCTTGAGCTTGTCAAAGAGGACTTCGGATTCATTCTCTTTACGGTCTTCGAGGTCGTCAACTAACAGCACGTCAATTCGGCGGTTATTAACATTGTAGCCTCGAATCTGGCTGTTTGCACCAAAGCTACTCATATTGAATGTGTGCCCATTGAGTTCAAAGCTGTATTCGCCACGGTCGAGCTGCTCCTTAATGAACTTGGGTACTCCAAAAGCCGCCATCATAGATTCAGAGCAAATTAAGTTCCGAATGTCCATTAGCGCCTTTGTCGCAAGCGGGCTACTGTGGCTTAGGTACCCAATGTTCATGTCTGAGGTGGCGCCGTGGATTAACCTGCTTACAGCTATCTTGGCAATCGTCGTCTTAGCATGCGACCGCGGGCAAGCAACACAGACCCTCTTAATTGACTCATCAATAAAAAGCCGGAACATCTGCAAGTGGAACTCCGGCGTGGGCAAAAGGTCATCACCTGCTTGGGCACCCAAAGCAAATTGAATGTAAGCGGCCTCGCTGCTCAGCAGCGTCTGCCGCAATTCCTGTGCATTAACTTCGTATAACATGTTCGCTACCTGCGAGCGCTATGCGCTTCGCATATCTAATTTACTGCTATTAGTTACTGTTCCACCAGCTGCTCCACCAGCTGCTCTGGATTCTCCGGATTCTCCAGCTGCTTCGGTGGCGCTTGATGGCAAGTCAATTAAGTCATCAACTTGCTTGAGCATCTCAATCCCAGCTGGGCTCGTTTCCTCAGCTTGCTGTACAGGTTCAAAGAAAGCTTCTATCTCAGAACCGCCTCGAGCAAGTCGCTCCATATCCTTAGCCGTGAAGACATCGAGGACTTTGCTGGAGGCGCCCGAATTGCTTGAATTACTTGGGATGCTTTGCACAGGCGAAGCCAATGAAGTTGCTTGCCCTGAAACCGGCCCCGCCACTGGCCCCGCATTGACAAGCGCATTGACGACCTGCTGATTAAGCTGCAACGTAATAGTCTTAGCTCCCTCGACCAGTTGCTGCATAGCCTGCTGCTTGCCTTTATGCGACCTAATTGCCTTATTCGCAACCGCCGCGGCCTTGAGGGCGAAAACCGGGTCTGGCCGTGAATTAAGTTCCCCGAGGACATTCTTCAAAGCTAGCACTTCGACTTCGTCCCACTTACTTGATGCGTCAGCCGAACTCAATCGCTCCATTGCCTCCTGCTGGGCAATTAACTGTTTAAGCTCAGGAACTTCTAGGAGTTCTGCAAGCTGATTAGGTTCGAGGTTCAAAAAGTCGGCCATCATTGCGGTGGGCATTCCGGAGTTAATTAACTGCACCAACTTGCTTCGCGCCCCAGCGTTCAGGCCAGCCCAAATGTTCACTCCGTTCACATCAGCATTTACATCAACATTGTTGTTTTCATTACTTTCCATCTTTCTTGCCCTTTCTACTATTGGCCTTGTTGCTTATGTTGCTTGAGGTGAATTTTGTGGCCTTGTAATTAACATCTTGAAGCAGCGCCCAGCCCCGAGGCGTCCTGTAATAAGGTTCCTTAATTAACTTCTCAAGTCCATGAAGCTTCTGCCAAATTTCGGGCCACTCTTGTTTAATCAACTTAAGCTCCTTGATGTTCCTACTGCGGCAGCACCAGCACCCAGGCTTAATTAAGCCCGCCGTGTAAAGCCGCCCTATTGCCCAGCCATGCCTACTCAGCCACTCGACGCAATACGCCTTGCTGCGGCCTTCTACGATATTAGGGTTAATTAACTTGAAGTTCCTAAGCACCGGTACTGAAAGGCGGCTTCGAGTCAGCTCAGCTGCCCTTTCTGTGGTACAGCCGAAGATTAAATGTAATTCCAGCTGCTCTTGAGTAACTTTCTTCAAGTACTGCTCTTTAAGGTACCTGTTGATGAGTAGCCACTTAATTGACTCGCCCCATCTCAATTTACCTCCGCACCAGCCGCGGCCCCGCTGCAACCGTTGCACGAAGCCCTGCCACTGGATATTCCGTGAAGCATCTCTGGGTCTGTAGAGTTTTTCGATTGACTTATGCAGCATCTCATACTCAAGGTGGCCTTGCAGCTCGGTAAACTTAATTAGCTTCTCCTTGCAAATTGCCTTGAGTGCTTCGGCCGCCTGCTCCTGTTCTGGCCACTCGAAGCCCAAATTGACATAGACAAGTTCATCGCCCTGCTCCAGGTCGCCCCGCTCAAGTAACTCACAAAAGGCCATTAGAGCCCCTGCACTCATTTTGGCTAGTAACACCCTAGTGGTTTTACGGCTCGTAGGTTCTTCATTGATTAAAGTCATTGCTTGATGCCTCCTATTTTAGCTAGCTTACCAAATAATACTGCAAATGTCAACAGGGCGGGTGCGGCACTGAGATGAAGTCGATTAACTTCTTTTGGAATACAACAACATAATAGGACAAGGACATAATTAGCTGATAAGATTAGCCGAAAGCTCAAAATGCAGCACCTGAATTGGCCGAAAGCCGAAAGCCACAGGCCAGATTAGCCGGTTACTCGAGTTTCGCGGCAAGCCGCTCTGACCACTTCGGAGTTACTTAGGTTGCAAAGCCAATTAGCGCCTCGGCGGAAAACCGGCCTCGAACTTGCATTAGCTTCGTTAGCTTCGTTAGCTTGCAGGTGCTGATTTAGATTCATGTGTTAATTAAGTATCAGCTGTCTGGAATTTACAATTTTCTTGCGAATTTGCTGAGGGTACATTTATATACGCCGGAGCCCTTGCTTGCCTTTGGGGGTGCAATAGCCCCTTTTGCACAAGGCAAAATTTTTTGGTATTCTAATGTAGTTTTTGTTTGACAATAAAAGCAAAGTCCTGTAGAATACCCTTATTAAGCAAGGTTGTTTATATATTGTTTAACAAAATTTTTAAGAGAGGTTACTAACATGACTAGAGTAATTAAAGCTAAAGCTACAACCGCAATTACAACCATTGCCGCCGCTTTGATTAAAGCTGTTCAAGTGAATGGATATGATTATGAACAACAAAAAGTGTTGCTCGATAGATTGTCAATTTGCACACAGGAAGCAATCGATGATTACGACGTTGTTTTCTACTTTGCGGATTATTCCGCTATTGAGTGCAACGACTCTGCTAAGTCGTTTACTGAATTTTACGGCGCACGCCGCGACTTTGCGGAGATTGCTATGCGGGTTCAAAATTTTAAGGGAATAGCCGCCGATTGCCCCGCTTATTTAAGAAGTGATTTTGTGAAGTGGTTGCGGGAAAATGACGCCGATTAATCGCTAGGGCTTGCCGGTAGCCTTTAATTAACCGGCTTTATTCCTTGCGCCGATTAGGTGCGCCTCTAAATTAAACCGGCGGCAAAAGCCGCTTAACGTAAACTTTTAATTAAAAGGATATTGAAAATGGAAAAAGAAGAAATTTTGAACGAATTAAACAAAATCGGCGCTGGTGACGCCGTCAAGGTAGCCGCTGATGACAATGGTAATTTGACAGCTACCGTTGCGGGCGAGAAAGCGAAAAGTGTGTCCGTCCGGGTAATTGACGGCTTTTCTAATCGTCAATTAAGTTGCCGGCTTATCAAAGATAAGCAAGGCAAATTCGACGTTTTGTACACGAATATTCCGGATGTTATGGAAGTAGCTGGACTCAGCGACATCTGCCGTGAGTTTGTGGAAAAATACTTCCTTTCAAATTACATTCGGAAGTTGCTTACCCTGCCTAACCTCAATAACATTGTCGACATACTCACGCCCCAAAACGGCGGCAACGCGCAAGCGAATCCGCTTAGCAAGCCTTTCAATGCGCTTGTTAAGGCTCTGGTTGTTTCGCTTAAGGCGAATATGCCGGCGAAAGCTAGCTTAATTAACGAAAAGACAATCAAAACTTTTCTCGCTGACTTGCAAACAGCAAACCTAATTCTTGGACAAACCCAAGTAAAAGGTAAAAGCGTTGCTGTGGCGGATTACATCCGGGCTTTAATTAAGTGGCATTGCGAAAAGCAATCGCCTAATGCAGTGAATTATGCACACGGAGTAACCTTTACGCCTGATGACTATATCGGATACGCCGTTGCGCTCGCTGCTAAAGCGGTTGACCGTAAAGTGGAAACAAGCATTGACGAGGATGACCTCGACATATAATTGCTTGCCGATAAATTGAGGGGCTTTAATTAGCCCCTCTTTTCTTGTTCTAAGCTACAACCTTTAATAGTAACAGTTAATTAAATACTACCACTTAATTAAGCAAGCAAACGCAAGCAAACAACCACACTACGACCACACTACAATCACAACTAACAACCACATTAAGGATTCACTAAAATGACAAACTTAAATACTTTTAATCAAAGCGCTACAATTTACTACAATCTCAACGCTTTTCAAAGGCCCCAGCTTAAAACGCTAGCTCAATTTACCCTTGCTGATTTTTCCACCCTTGCTGAATACGTTGCTACAAACTGTTATTCTACTAGCTTACTAGAATTGCCGCCGGCAAAATCCGCCTTGCTTAACTTACTTAATTCAATCGATTCAACGCAAGCAGACAAAATCCGCTCCGGCTATACCGCTGTTTTGCAACACTTGCCCCGGTTGACTATCATCGACTACATTAAATTGCTTGCAGATTCTGCCGCTGCTGGCGCAATCGATACTCAATTAAGCGAAAACTGGCAAGCCGCTCCGGATATTCTATCGAAGTTAATTGACAAGCTAACCACCGAAACGGCTAGCAAGAGCTTGCGAATCAAGCAGTTTGAGGCGGAAAGACGCAAGCAACAGCAGGCGCGCGCCGAACGCCGGGCTAGCTTAGCAGAAAGAGAGTTAATTGAGCGCCGCAAACAGCGGGCTAAGCAAGTTCAAGCCCAGAAAACTAACTTGAAAATGTTCATTAAAGCACTTTCAGTTACCACCGACGAAGCTAGTTTTTCCCAGAAGGTGCTTAGGATGGCAGACTTAATTGACTCTGATTTGGACATTTAAGCTTGCTTCGCTTTGCTTCGCAACTTTACAGCACAAACAAGTTAATTAACTCCCAAATTTGCACTCAATTTAGACGGAAAATTTTTGTCTAGAATGGTGCAAATTTTTGTCTATAATCGAACTTAGTAGGGGGCTATTCAGTCGGTAATTAGGTTATTTTTTGCTCAAGGTACTCAGTTTTCAAGAACATTGACCAACTTTTAACTTAATTACCGACTGGACGCGCGTTACGATTTTTGCTACGAGGTGGTTTTTTGAGCTCAATTAACACTTTTTTCTTGACAGCCTGCGGCGAGTAACTCGCCTTCGGCATAGTGGCTTAATTAACATCGCTTCAACGTAGCTTAACGACTTAATTAACATCGGCCGCAAGGCCGCTTAAACAAAGAGGATAACCAAATGCCCATTTCACTAGCTGACTTAATTGCCTCAGCCTCACTTCAATCGGCTCTGGCGCAAGCGCCTTCACCGTTGAAACAAGCTAACTCCATTGACGCTACACAAACAATGCCTTCACCGGCAACTTCACCGGCAACTAACTTAATTGACACTGATGCACAAGCAACTTCAGAATTTAATTGTCTTAACAATGCTCTCGATGCAAGCCAGCAATCAGCGGTGCGCAACATCTGTTCGAGTCAATTAAGCATTCTCACCGGAGCCGCCGGCACTGGGAAAACCTTTACATTGAAGGCTGTTTTGCAAGAGCTTCTCACTAACTTCGACGCGTCAAGCATCTTCCTCTGTGCTTTCACAGGCAAGGCGGTGCTTAACATCATCAAGTCAATTAAGTCAGACCCAGCCCTAGCACCCTTCATTCCCCAGTGCCTCACGCTGCACAAGTGGCTTCAATTTGTGCCTGAGTCAATTGAGATACCAGACCCAAGCAAGCCCTGCGGGTACCGCCTAAGCCGCCGATTCGTTCCGACCTTTAATGCAGCAAACAAGCGAATTGACACCAAAGTGTTAATCATCGACGAAGTTTCAATGGTCTCTAATGAACTTATGCTGCAAACCCTAGCTGCCCTAGACCTGCACAGCTTGCATAAGTTAATCCTTGTAGGCGACATAAACCAGCTTCAGCCGGTTATCGGCAAGACAAGCCTAGCTTACTTCGGGGCGCATTCCGGCTGCTCACTCAATTATCTTACCACTGTGCACCGGCAAGCTGATGGAAACGACATCGTCCAAGCAGCTCACCTCTTCAAGTCAGCCAACCTACTTGCCCTGCAACAGGCAATCAAAGCAAAGGAGTTCAAGAACGTTAAGTTCATCAAGGCCGAAAACTACCTTGACCTCTACCGAATCATAGAACTAATTAACGAGAAATACCACCTGCGCTTCAATGAACAAGAGGACTGCATTATCACCCCGACTAACGTTGGAGCTACTGGACAAGAGGTTCTCAATCAGCGGCTCAACAAGTATCTCGGCGTAACTAAGCAAGCAGTGCTTTGCGGCGTGGCAATTAAGTTGTTCGGTGTCGGCGACAACGTGATGTTCACGAAGAACAACTACGAAGACGGCTACATCAACGGGACAACGGGCCGCATAATTGAGATGCAACTTAATGAAGACGTGCTGCCTGGTGGCACAAGTTCCTTTGGCACAACACAACAGCAAGATACTTTGCGAAGCGAAGCACAGCTCAGTCCTGATGAACTCGACAACTTAATTGAGCAGTCAGCCCAACAGAGCACCTCGCAAAGTGGTGAGCAAAGCTCACCAGATGAAGAGGGCTTCTTTTCAAAGAAAGCTAGCCACACTTTAACTATAGAGTTCATTGACATCTATGGCACTTTGCGGCAGATTGACCTAAGTACCATAGGCGAGATAAGTAACTTGCTCCTTGCAAACGCCATCACCTGCTACAAAGCGCAGGGCTCAACGTACAAGCGGTGCATCATCAACTTACTTGACTGGAAAAACGGCAACTCAATTAACAACGAATACGCCTACACCGCCTTGACTCGAGCTTCCGATTTTGCTTGGGTAATTTACAACAAGAGTGGCTTAGCCAAGCTCAAAAACCGCCAGCTGCCCGGCTCTTCGGATAAGGAGAAAATTGAGAATCTTATCTCAAGTAACTCAGACAGCGAAACTGCCGCTTACATTGAAGACTTCCTTAACAAGTGGCTTCGAGGAGCGCCAGCTTGCTAATCAAGTAACACAGTACAAACAAGCGCCAGCAGGCACACAATGAAAGGACATTAAGATGAACAACATAACACCGTGTGCAACGCACACTCAGAAAGTACTCCACGTTGAAAGCGGGGCCGAACTTTTGAAGTTAATTAAGTCAGACTCTCAATTAGCACAAGCAGATGTAATCCGGCTAGTGGAGAAAGCCAACGGCTTCTACGCCGCAATTCCACTAGCTGACTTACTTGACGCTTCCACTTCAATTAAGTTGCAGCAAAGCCCCAAGCAATTAACCTTCGCTGGCCGAGCCAAGTTAAGCTACACCTTCGAAGCCGCCCAGCTGAAGAACCTCAATCAGGTTCTAGAGTTCCTTAGCTACTCCTTACAGGACATCACAATTAAAGCGATGAACACAACAGGAACTTCAAACAGCAATAACAGCTACGAAGGTATAATTGTCTTGGGTGAACTCACTGTAGCCGGCGAGCACCAGAACTTTCCATTAACTTCCAGCGCCCTGCGCCGCAAAGTCATAACAGAGCAGCTTGACTTCCTGCCTTTCGCTATGTTCAATGCAGCACAGCGCAACCCACTTGACGGTTCTTACCAGAACTTAATTAAGTGGAATGCAGGAATAAGCTTCGAGCAGCAGGCAGCGAGCCCGCTTGGGACTTTGGACTTAATTATGTTGGAATACAGCGAAACCACCTTACGTGCTGTCTTGCGCCAGCGTAACTGGGAAGGCTTTGTCTTCTATGACTCAAGTAGCTCCTTCATCCCAAGCAAGCGCACAAGCCGAGTTGCCGCTCTGAAGTTCCCTGTGTTCATTCCGGCTCAAGTAACTTCATTCACCTACAACTACACAACGAGGGGCCGAATCATAACTCAAGTAACTTGTTGCACTGCCGAAACCGTGCTGCCAGATGGGACTACATTGCCTTCGAAGCGTGTAATCCTCGGCTCTGGAATCGACGACTTAATGCGCAGTAAGCTCGAGGCCGGTTTTCGAGTTGACCTCTTAATTAAGTGCGAACATGTTAATCGAGATGGCAACTTAATTAAACCGGTAATCGCCAGCAAGACTTACCTAGCTGAAGCTAAGGCAAGTGGGCAGTAATGCCCACTGCCCAGGTTACGAATAACGATGCTAGCGCATAGCAAGTAACTTCAACAACACAACACCAGTAACAATTCACTCAATTCACAAACGTGGCTTTAGCCACTAGCTTCACTGAAAGGACAATTAAGATGACAACAATAACTAGATATTCCAAGCCGGCTTCCAGAAGAAGCCGTCAAGCAACTTCCAAGTCAAGCAAGTTCACCCAGCGGAAAGCCGCCCCAAATTCCGTCAGACTAGCTGAAGAAGTTAAAGCATACAGGAAAGCCAAGCTGGCCTTTCGCGTTTACGCTTCAGCGGGCGATTTTGCCAAGGCACTCAAGGAACTTATGAAACTCAATGAAATCACTCGCTTCTCCGTGCACCCAGCTATCACAGGCAGCGGCCCAGAGGGTGCTTGCTTCAGTAAGTACCCAGCTAGATGGACTCAAGGAATGCTCAAGCTGATTCCGGCGAAAGAGTTAATTAACTTCCGGCTCGAGCACGGCTCTAAAATCTGCTTCGGGAACCTCAAGGTAATTGACTCTCACCTGAAACAGCGGCGCCACAAAGTTGTCTACAACTTAATTGCCTCGGAGAAACTCAAGGTAACTCGAAGGGAGCTTAGCCACTACATTCACGAGTGCCTTGCACAGCAGCCCTATAGCTACCACCTTTGCTTATTCTCTGATTGGGGTATTCAAGTTAATTGGGTTGAGCAGAAGCTAATCAGATACAGCGAAGCCGCAGGCGAGGCCACCGATGCCAATTAAGTTAATAGAAGTTAAGCGACATATCAAGTTAATTGAGCGTCGCCAAGAGCAGCCCTTTAAGATAGTTGTAACATTCAGTCGCAATGGACTTATAACGCGGCAGGAAGTTCATTCAGTCAAAGATTTTGTTTACTTATACTTTGACTTGATGTATAATAACAACGGAATAATAAACCTTTACATAGAGGAAACAGACAAAGATGATTAGCTTAAATGAATTACTTTACACAATGCCTTCGGGCGGACCTTTACCCAACACATTATATGCAGTTAAGCAAGGTGCTGGTCGCAAAGCAGAGGCGCCGAAGGCTCAGGAACTTGGCGCAAGCTTATTGAATGCCCCACTAAGCGCCGTCCAAGCAGCTCAGGTGTGGTCAACCGACCTCACGGCGCTGGCCAACTTCGAGGACTCGATTGACTATATGAACCGCATTGAAGCGATGCCGCCATTGGCGGACTTAATTGACCTCTACTCCAAGGAAGCGGCCGACGCAGCCTTGCAACTTAACAGTGAGCAAAGCGAATTATTATCCTTGGTTCACAATGAACTTGGTAAGATAGAAGAGTCCATTGACTTGAAGCAAATCGACACTACAGTAAGTGCTATAATGGAACGGCTTCAGGAGAATCCAGAGGTTCTGAACTGCATTCAACCTAAGGATATGCGTATCTTAATTAACTCATTCGACCGCTTGTACGCCACGAAGTCGGCAGTTAGCTCAGCGCGTAAAGAAAAAGCGGCCGAAAAACGGAGCAACAAAGCTAAGCAACTTGCATTTTTGGAGGACCTAGACAATGAACTCGACATCTAACCAAAGTGCTCAGCTGGGCACACAGCACACAGTTAAGCTAAGCGCAGTAGGAGAAAACAACTTAATGGACTATTGTGGCGCCACGCTGATTCCGGTAATTGAGCACCACATAGCAAGTAACCCCGGTGCCCAGCGCCTTTACGTCGAAGTTGCTTTGAGCCACTATTACGCCCTCAGCACCATTGACGCGATAAAGCAATTTATCAACAAGCACCTAAGACACTCCGTTGGCTGGCACATCAAAGCCATTGACTACCGCGAGGCCGCTTTTCTACTCTCTATGTTAATTATGCCTGTCGAAGTTAAGCAAGCTTCAAAGGAAGAAGCAAACTTAATTAAGGAAAGAAGCCAATTAGCAGAGTACAAAAAAGCCATTAATCTTGGAGCGCAGCGCCCCAAAGCTAAGTGCTGGCGGTGGTGCAACAAGGTAATTAACATCAATGGCTCCTTTGCCACCTTGGAACATAAGCTTCTTACAGCAGTCAACGAGGCCGATGCCGATGGCTTTGTGGCAATTAACTGCACCTGCTTAATTGACCCCGCAATTTGGCCCACGGCCCAGGAGGCCCAGCCCAAGCTCGAGCGTCAATTTAGAACCGAACTTAATCGAGCAGTCAGAAAAACGCCACTGAAGTATGCCCGCTTGCAGCTCATCAAGGAGAATCATGTAATCAAGTTCTCATTAACTCCGAGAGTTCATTGGGTCAAGTGCCTGATTTGCGGCGAATTGAAACCTCAAGAAGAATTCGGGCCGGCTAAGACCATATGTCTTAATTGCCTTGAAATAATGGAGGCTTCTGAATGAGCGACACAAATGAAAGCAAAGCGAGCGAAGCGAGCAGAAATGCCATCTCAATTAGCTACTCTTCCTTAGGTAGCTTCGGGAGCTGCCCAATGCGCTTTGTCCTGACCAAGTGTAGTAACTTCGAAGTGCCACGCCACAGCTCGGCAGCCTCGCTAATTGGCACCGCTGTCCACGAAGCATTCCAGTTCTACCTCATCACAAGGAACTTAGATGGAGCAGTTAAGGTGCTTATGTTGAAGTACCCAATTAAGTTGAAGAAAGCGATGCAGGGCAATTACCACTTCTTAACAGCCTACCGCATTTTGAGTGAGCTTGTTAATTGGTTCGAGAACAGCAACTACGACTTACTTTACATCAACGAAAAACCGGCCATTGAGTTCAAGGTTGACACCACATACTTAATTGCGCACACCAATGAACGCAAAAACGGCGTGGCGCCAGCCCCTAGAAAGGTTACCCTCGACAAAGTCAACTACATTGGGTTCATTGATGCCATCTTCATTGACCGCTCAACCGGCGAAATCATAGTATGCGACATTAAGACTTCGTCAACTACCAGCTCTGAGGAGGAAGAGTTAAGTAAGTATGCCCTGAGCCCGCAAACTGTTGAATACGTAACTAACATATTGAACTTACTTGGGTTCGACCAGCAGGAGTCGACCTCGCTTATCTCGAGCATTAAGGTACTCTACTTAATCTGCCGATTCAAAGGAACCGAATATGCAATTAATCCTTTGTTCCTAAGTAAGACTCCAGAGTGCGTTGACAACCTGATGAACGGGCTGAGGCAAGTTGTAAGGTTAATTGAGTCAAACGGCCTAAGCACGGCGGCCTATTACAAAAGCGGCAATTGCGTCAGCTACGGAAACCGGTGCCCGTTTTTCGAGTGGTGTCAATCAGGTGCGGAATGTCAATTAACTCTTCAACAAGCTGAAGACCCAAGGAAAGCCTATAGCACCAAGAAGATATATAAGGTACTTGGAGTATAACAAGTTAATTAACATTAAAAGGGAGGGCGCGCTAGCGCACGAGCAATGAAATTGAGTGAATATCTTAATAAGAAGCCAGTCATAAAAGTCCTTTGCTTTGGCGAGGGCAAGACCGGCAAGACAACATTTGTTACTGATGTGTTCAACTTAATTGACAAAGGTTACCACATCATCTACATTGACTGTGACAAGTCAATGAACATCATCTTCAACCAAGCGGCCAAGTTCAAGCATCTTGATAAAGTCGACTATTTCCAGCTTAGGGACGAACAGCACATCACAATCCTACCATTCGTCAATGCCCTGATAAGCAAGTGTGACTTCTACTACAACCAAGATACTGGAGAGGTGGTCAGCGATGCGAGGTTGCTTAAGAACCGAAGTCAATTTACCTGCATTCACGCAAGCCGCATTGATGAGCATACAATCATAATCCTCGACTCTCTTACCAGCTTTGCAGAAAGTATGTTCAACAAGTTAAGGGAGAAGCAGCTGTATGTAATGGGTAGCTTTGACAAGGACAAGCTATACAACGGTCAAATACAGCAGTACTACGGAGTACTCTCAACGGAGTTCTTTGAGTTCCTTGACAGGCTTAGCAATTTAGCGGCCTCGGTCTTCGTGATTTCACACACTAAGACAGTTGAAAGGAAGAATAAAGCCGGCGAGGTAATTGAGCGGAAAATTTACCCGCTGTCAACTACCATCAATGCATCGGAGGCGTTAAGTAAGTACTTCGATGAATGCTTGTACTTCTACTCAAGGGCTGGCAAGTATTATGTTTCAGCTCAAGCAACTTCGGAAGTTTGCGGCATCGGAGGGCGGCAACTCGATCCCAAAATTTACCAGTCGAGTGAATTAACTCCCAGCATAATCCTCCAGAAGTACAACCACCGACTCGATGAAGCTCCAATTCATGACATCAAGTTAATTGAGTCTGAAACCCCGGAGCCGGCCTCGGGCCCAGCGATTGCACTAACTTCAAACAAGCTAACCTTGTAAATTAAGGGGCTCCTTGTGAGCCCCAACTTCAATCAAATTATGCACTCAATTAAGTGCACCTCAAATAACATTAATATTAACATTAACTATAAGTAAAGAAAGGAATTTACTATGAGCAATGAAATCAATTTCTTGGACGTCAACTCTAATGAAGTTAAGGAAGTATCCACTAACTTTGTGTGGCCGAAAGGCACCTATGCACTTAAGTTGGAAGAAGTTAAGCAGGTTGACAATGAAACCAACAGCCGAATTGTCTTTAACTTCGTAATTGAGGACGCCGCCGATGTTAGCAGCTCAATGGACATCTCCAAGATAATTGGCAAGAAAATGGTTTACAGCCTGCCTATCTTCAACCAGACTCCTGAAGACATCGCCGAAAGTTTGGGTAAAGTAAAATATGCTATCCTGAACTCTGGGGCCAACAAAGAGACTCAAGGAACTTTGATGGACTTAATTAACTCGGCAATCGGCCAGGTTACTTGGCACAAGGTTTTCGAGCAGAATGGTAAAGATGGCGTAACCAGAAACCAGATTGACTGGACTGAGTACAAACCGAAAGCTTAAGCATTTCACAAAACGAATCAGGTGGGTGGGCTTGTCCCACCCACTTAACTCCAACCGCATAATCAGGTAATGCAAGATGATTATCTTAAATATCAGCTCACACGATTCAGCTAATCGGATGCTGGGGCAGATGTTAATTAACTCAGCCGCAAAATTCGGCCTCCCTAAACCAGCCGTCAAAATCTTAACTGGCACTAATCAGGTTACCAAGTTCATTAACAAAGAAGCACTTTTGGGCCTCAAGGAAACCATCTTTATAACAGATGACATTAAGTATGCCAGCAACCATAAGAAGCCGCACTTCTGCCAAGGAGAAGTTACTTCACTCGAGGCCGAAAACAGCTTCGTCATCTACTTGAGTTGCAAAGAGATAAGTAGCTTCTTCAACCCAGCTAGCCGAATTCACTACGAACACATCTGTGAAAAGGCTGTGTTACTTAACTACCATCTACTCCCCAAGTTCAATTTCATCTACAAGCCAATTTACAGCACGGCCGAATTTCGCACCTTCGTTGATTGGCTTACAAATAGTTCAGCAAATTGTAAGTGGCTAATTGGCTGTGACATTGAAACCAGTAACTCACTTATCACCTGCATCTCATACACCCTAATTAACTTGGCAAAGCCGCAGGCTCCGCTGAGTTTCTGCGTCGACTTAATTGAGTATGCCTCAGGAAACCGCCTCGGCGAAGCCAACATTCAGGTGTACCTTGAGAAACTTGTCTTACTTAAAATGTTGCACAGCAACACCGCCATTAGGTTCGTTTTCCACAATGGCACCTATGATAACTCATACCTAATTAAGTACAGTTGTCCAGCTTGGGCCTATAGGTGGGACACTCAGTATCTCTTCTACTCAATGCACTCACTGAGCCGCAAAGCTCTGTGGCACGTAAGCAGCTCGGTCAACCCAATGTACAAGTATTGGAAAGAGGAGATTCGAGGAGGTGAGGAAGATGACCTTGATGTTAAGGAAAGCGGAATGCCACATACAGTTGATGGATACAAGCGCTACTTGCGCTACTGCGCCCTCGATTCATTCCAGACGCTAACTAACTTGTTTTATATGTTGCAGTTAATTAACTTCCACTACAAGTGGGCGCCCCGAAATTACGGCCAGATTCATCGCTTGAACTTAATTTACATGGAAATGCAATTCCACTCATTTCCTGTTGACCGCGAGCACTTAACCCAGATTATCCAGGGTAAGTCAATTAAGTCCAATAAGGTAAAAGCTCTCTTCGAATATATCTTCGCCGACGCCCTGCCTAACTTCAACATCAACAGCGTGGCAACGAAGCGGAAAATCTTTTACGACTTACTTAAAGCTACCCCAGTAGGCGGGGCCCTGAGCACGGACGCCGATACCCTAAGCCAGCTGGCTAAGCAGCACCCATTAATTGAGTGGTTCGCAAACAAGCTCAAAGAATACCAAGAGAACAATAAGTTCGTGAGTGATTTTGGTAAGTTACTTAACACCAGTTCAATAAGCTGCAAGCTCAACGCAACCGGCACAATTACCTCGAGAGCCAACGCCAAGGCAACGGACTTCAATAAAGGCCGCAACTTACAGAACATCACGGCCGAAATTCGAGAAGCTTTCGTGGCGCCGCAGGGCTACTTAATTGCCGACATCGACTACAGTCAAGCAGATACATATTTTGTAGCGGCTTCAACGGATGAGAAGATGTTTCAGGTAGTTACTGATGACAGAGATACGCATGCGGTTCACGCAAGTCAGGTATTCGGAATTCCCTACGAGGAAGTGCTAGCACACAAGGGAGATAAGCACAGTGCTCGAAAACTCGTGAAGCCAATTAGCCACGGCGGCAACTACTTTATGACAGCGAGAACGATGTACGCTAGGTTACTAACGGAAATCGGCACCACGGGACTTCAGCAGATGGCCGAGCGGCTCGGCTTGCCTAAGCCTAAAGTAACAAAGGACTTCATTAAGTTATGCGAAATCGCGCTTCATAGGTACAGGGCGCAGTATCCGAAGTTACTTCACTGGCACTATACCCTCTACGGTGAACAAACGGCAAATCAAGGGCTTATCTCAACTGCCTTCGGGTTTACCACATGGTTCCCAATTAAGATGGATAAAGAAAAGGTAGATGGAGTTTTGCGGCAAATTGCTGCTTACAAGGGGCAGGGTGGAACAGCTGGCTTAATGAACCGCTTCTTAGTCAACACTTACTTCGAGGGCCGATCTCAGGAATTTGACTCAATGGAGTATCCTGAATATGGCAAGTTAATGAAGGAAGCTCTGAAAGCCGGCGACTTCATACCTGTGGTTCAGGTGCATGACTCCATTGTCTTCTTCATTCGCGAAACTCGGCTTCAATTACTAGACATAGTTATGAAGCAAATGATGGCGCCAATTAACTACAATGGCCACCAGTTCCACGTACCGGTTGAATGTGAAGTAGGCCGCTTTTGGTCTAAGCGGTTAATGAGCACATACAAGTTAGGCGACTTCGAAAATTTCGACCTGAGCAAATTACACACTTTAGAAGAAAGGACTTTATAAAATGACAAACATACTGAAAGAAAGATTAAATGATTGTATCAGCACAATACTCAAGTACCCAAATTTATTCGGGACGGAAATTGACTCGTTGAAGTTAATTAGCCAGTATGGCAAAAAGCCGGCCTGGCAAACCAGAGTTATTGATGGTCATATTTTTGAGGTCGTCGAATTAACCTTTGGTATCCCAACCACTGAATATGAAGTAAAGCGGATATTCGTAGATGATGAAATGCCAAACTTAATTGACTTCTACAAACTTCAGCAAGAGTGGACTGAAAAATTCGGCTTGGTCAAGGAAGTTTATCGCTTTGCCAGTGCTGATGATATGCTTAAAATGTGCCAGTACATTAGCCAGCGAGGATTGCGTGGCAGCATAAGCTACTGTACAGGGGAAGATAATCAAACACCAGCAGTCACCTTAATGGACTTCTACGAATTCCACGAAGAAGTAAAAGCTATTCATAAAACCACTATACTTTGCCACGACTGGATAATGGAGCGCGAATATTTGGACGAGGCAATTAGCGAACTTTTAGAAAAGCGCCCTGACTTGACAAATTAAAGAAAATGAATTATTATGTAATGGTACCACCAAGCCGGTACATTTGTTTTAACTCAATTAACATAAGAAAGGAAATTAAGATGGTAGAAGTAATTAAGACTGCGGCTCCGATGTGGGCAGATGACTATGATAGCCTCGTTGAGTTGCTTGAGTCCATTGGCGATGGCACTTATGATAGCCAGACTATTGCTCCTGAGCTGTGCCAGATTCCGCCGCACGTAGCTAAGCTGCTGGCTTCTGAGCTGGTAGCTCTTAAACCGGCAGCTGCTTAACTCTTAAAGTTAATGTACGGTAAAGTGCGAGGGCGGCCTTCGTGGTTCGCCCTCCATTAAGAAAGGAATATCATTAAGATGCGCATACACAACAAGTTAATTAAGCGCTTCATTGAACTCAACCAATATACAGAAGCTCCGGAGCTTTTCCTTGTATGGAGCTTACTTGGGATAGCATCTGCTTGTGCCGCTCGGGAAGTTTCGTTTCAATTAGGCGACACGACAATTTGGCCCAATCAGATGATACTCTTAGTTGGCAACGCCGGAGTCAGAAAGTCAACGGTGATAAATACAATAAGGCCGCTAATTCCCAGCTATGTTACTTTAGCACCTAATGAACTTGAGGCCGGAAGTAACGGCTTGGTTCAATTTATGGCCGGTATCACCAATGTTCAGCAGAAGCGCCTCGAGAAGAAGTTACTTAAGTATGAGCACATAGTACCAGAAGATGATATAAGCGACCTGTTAAATTCAGACACAAGTAACATAGAATGTAAAGTAAGAAGCAAGAATTTCAGCACTCCATTGATATTGAATAGTGAATTTAGTACATTTGCAGGAACCGGCTCGTTTAAGTTATTCACAACACTAAGCCACTTATGGGACGGTTCGGACTACAATAGGCAAGGAATAGAAATTAAAGAACCTTTAATTAACATCTTATCAGCCATAACTCCAGCAACTCTAGCCAAAATTTTGCCACCCGAGCAAATGGAGCAGGGCTTCGTAAGTAGGTGCATTTTTGTATACGGAGCTAAGGAAAAGCAGATTCCACGACCAAGATTCTTCACGCCCGATAAAATGCCAGAGTTAATTGACACTTTCAAGAACATTGAGTTCATATATCGCAACACGACATTTGATGAAACACCAGAAGCAGCAGAATTTTTAGATAACCTCTATATGTTAAATAAGCAAGTTAAGGATTTCCGCTTCACGTATTACAACGCGCGGCGGCATATACACTTAATTAAGACGGCAATGTCAATCGCCATCTTATCAAACAGCACTACATTAACAAAAGAAATCTATGAAGATGCCGATGAGATTTTGAGCACAACGGAGGCGCTAATGCCTGAAGCACTTGGTGAATATGGTTTGAGTAAATTGAGTGAAGCCAAGCAGAAGCTGCTTGATTACATTAGGCAGTCAGAGGCCCCAATTACCTATACAGAACTTAGCCGCCTTGCAGCTAAGGATATGCGGGACGCTGACTTTAGCGCCATTTTGCAAGGCTTCGTCAATGAGAAGAAAGTATTTACTTGGGTTGGCGCCAACAATGTGCGCTTCTACTCGACGGCCAAATCTTCGATGAATCTTCAATGAACTTAGGAAAGGCAATTAACTATGGGAATAGATAAGCGGCGCTTAATTATAAGCGCCATAACCAAACGAATCCAAACCCACTGGCCGGAGCTCAAAATTTCGCAGGGCACAATTTACTTGTACTACTTAATTGAGGGCTGGTCGGACATACTGTATACAGATACCACTGGAAACCAGACCATTGGGTTGGGGCATAAATTAACAGCAGAAGACAAATTGCGGCTTGAAAAAGGCCCGCGGCTCGACCGTGAGCAACTTATTTGCTGGGCCGCTAATGATATTGTGAAGTCAATTAACTTGGCAGAAACGCAACCAGAGTACAAGAGCAAGGTCATCAGGCCAGTCTTCGGCTACTTGATATTCAACTTGGGGCACTACGGATTTTCGAAGTTCGTTAAGTTCCGGGCCGCAGCCCTCAAGTTTCAGCAAATGATGACAGATGTTAATGCACTTAAAATGCTCAATGAACTCGCAGACTCAAAGTGGGCCACGCAAGTTCCTCGGGCATTGCGCATCATCTCGAATTATGTGTTAAGTGGCGAGGTAACAGCTAATTATCTCGACGAATCGGACTACCACTTTAAGGGTGAGAAGATTCACCCGAATCTCCGAGAGGCCACTTTTCGAGAGCCAAGCTACTTTAACCTGCCAGAACATCACTCCTAAATTAAATCGTATCAACCTATGGCAAGTTAAGGTAACAAAAAGAAAGGGTGGAATCAATTAAGATTCCACCCTATTTTTGTGCTTTAATTTTCTTTACCCTCCTTTCAATTTCCACTAACTTCTACAAGGCGCCCTAGTCTTCAAGTGGCTCGAACAAGTCCCTATAAGCTTCATAGGAAGAAGCGCTCATTAACTTCTGCATATCATTAAACGCCGCAATACTGTCTTGCGAGCCAAGCAATTCAATCTGCCTATCAACTTTAGTCATAGTAGCAGCATTGTACTGTGCCTGCGCCCAAGGTATAAAGGCGTCAAGTGAGCCACCAGACTTAATGTAGCCCTCGAATGCCTGGGTAATTAAGTCGGTATCAATTTGCACGTTACCTGATCGCAAGAACCTAAAGCCGGCCTTAAAGGCTTTTCGAAGGTCATTAAGTTTTTCTTGGTTAATTGCGTCCCTAGCTCGCATGCGAGATTCGAGGCGCCAATTTTCTGCTTGCTCAATTGAGTTGAAACCAAGTGCGGTAACTAGGCTGTTAATCCGCTGGATATTACCATTGCGGTCAACTGAGTAAGTAAACTCATTCCCGTTCTCGTCATACATTTGATTGCCCAATTTAGCAAAAGCTCTAATTGACGACACCGGCGAATACTGGCTAATTAACTCTTGAAGCCGATGGGCGCTCAGGCCAACTTCGCTCTTCATTGCCCCATACATATCCTTAACCAAATTAACAGAATCATCAAGCATTGACACAACAGGGCTAATGTCCTGTAATGTGAATGAACCGTTAATTGGCAAGAAGCCTCCAGTAACAGGGTCGATGTCGCCACGGCTACTTAAGTCAGTATCAACAAGTGAGCCTAAGGTGTACATTGTGGCCCGAGCAGCGGAGTCGCTTCCCAAGATATTTCTCAAGTAACTATAAGTATCCTCTTCGCCCTCAACCGGAAAAATCACATTCTGAGCTAATTGACTAAAGGGCAGCGAATTGAGCCCGAAAGTAAAGTACTGCGTCCCAAATGCTTTGAGCACTGAGGCGTTTCCCAGAGAGTAGGCGTCAAGTAACTGTTGCATTACATTGAGCTTATATGTCTTAAAGGTTCCAAGCAACGCAGGCACAGCACCTCTGTATACATTGGGTTTATTCAGCACACTGTAATTACCCACAACGTTATCAGAGAACTGCTTAGCAAAGATGAACCTCATCTGCTGTGTCTTCAAGCCAGCTCGTCCAGCAAGTTCGTGGCCCATCAGGAAGCTGAAAGACCTACTTAACTCTTCCGTCTGGTCGGCGGCCGCCGTAGCACCCTTGTTAATTAACTTCAAAGCTTGCTTGAACAGCCCAGAATCGGCCGCTACTTTAGTCGGTTCAAAGACGATGTCCCGAAGCATATTAGCATCTCTACTAACATACCCCTGTTTTTCGGCCAGCTGAAGAATCGCCCTGCCTTTCTTACTGAACTGTTTCTTCGTTGCCTCGAAGAAAGCACCAAGCCAATCGACGGTACCCCAACGTTGAGTCATATCAACTTCGCGCCCGTAGAAGCCAACTCGAGCGGCATAGCTAGCGGCATCTTCCCACTTAGTTGGGTTAAGCGACATAGTAGCAAAGTGGCTCATCGGCACAACGCCAAGTACATTAAGTACAGCTTGGCTCATACGCCCAAAGCGAAGCAAGCTCCAGTTCACAAGTTGCTGAAGTTTATGCGTAATCCCGAGGGCATTGGCTTTAGGCAGCTTCCCAATTACATTAGCCATCAGCTTCTGCTCGTCGGCAATTTTCAAGTCCTTGGCAATTTGGTCATTCAACTTACTTGAGTGTAAATCGCACATCGAGCTGTAGAAGCTGTCGACAACTTCATTGAACTTCTGAACAGTCGTCGAGGTATTTACGGAGCGGCCGTTCAGTAAGTTAATGTACTCGTGAATCGCCCTCCGAACCTCAGGAGAAGTGCCAGCATTCTCGCCAAGCATCTTGGCGTACTGAGCCTCTCGATTGAAGAACGCCCCTTGATACATCTTGCCCAAACCTTGACCACGCTTAATTAAGTCGTTGTACAAGGTCGAGGCAATGTCCGGGTCGTATTCGAAAGCCAAGCCAATTGACGTCCTGTCCAAGCGCCCGCTGTTGTACTTCAACTTACTGTACTCGCCCGCAGCATTAACCCAACCGAGCCACTCTTCATCGGGATCAATTAAGTGGTCGCGCTGGACGTCGGCCCGAGATTTCACCTGTAGCTTAGAACCCTTGCCGGCCCACATAGGTGCGTACTGATTGAGAAGTTCAAGTTCCTTAGCAGTGGCCGCTTTCAGCTCCTTAGCCGAATTTGCGGTTACGGTGCTAATTAACTGGTCGCCATCATAGATGAAATTAACTTCAGAGCCCAGCTTATTAGCTATGTGGAAAGGCTGCGTATACTGCGCATTGCCACCAAACGCCTTAACGATTTGCTTGCGCCCACTGTACAGCTCGTTGTTAATTGACTTATACAAGTTAAGGAACTCTTTCGTAGATTCGCCCAGCTCCAGAGTTTTGCCCTCAGCGATGTTAGCTAAATCAGGCAATGCAGTTGTTTCTAAGTTGCGGTAGCTATTAGCTTGGTCTGGTGTGAGCAACCCAATCTGCTCAGCTCTGTCTATGGCGATGGCATTCCTCGTAGAGAGCATTTCAATTTCCTCCCCATTAACCACCTTAGCCGTAGTCATCAAGGTGAAATCGTCACCAATTTCGAAGCCCATCTTAGTTAACTTGGCAAACTTATTAAGTTGCACTTTCTCAATCTCACCCAATTTTTCACCTACTTGCTTGAGAGGTTGCATCCGGTCAGTAAGATACTTGTACATAGAGTTGTTACTTAACTCTGTAAGCCGATTGACGGCCGCCATTGTAGTATCCCCAATGTAGTTATACATCTTACTGAACAGGTTACCCAGGACGCCTGGCAAGTGGCTGCCCACGATATCATCAACTTGCCGAACTTGGTCAACCAGAGGATTCTTAGTGAACATATCAGCGAGGCCTCTCAGGGCCGGATTTTGCTGCCCGATGTCAATTAACTGTTGGCTAAAATTCGCGGCATTAGCTTCCGAAATCGCCCGAGCATTTTGCATCTGTTCGTATTCATTAAGTTTAGCTGAGTCAACTTCAATAACCAACTTATCCTGAGGAGTCAAGTCAAGCTTGTTCCAGCCAGCATCTCGAAGGCCGCTTGAGTTGATATCTCGATTAAGTTGCCCCTTGTAAAGCCGGCCCACGAACTTGGACTGGTCGGTAACTTCGTAGCCGAATTTTTGCACCTCAGCAACTAAGTCGTCAGCCAACCCTAAGTCTAATTTACGTAGCAGATAATGCTTGGTAAATCTATCAGCCATAGTCCGGTAAGACTTCGGAGTGGCCAAAACCATCTTAGAGGCAATTTGCGGCTGGTCCTCAATTAACTGTGCAAGTGCATTAGCGACCCACGGATTTTCGGGCGCCATTTTGTCCATAGCCTCAATTACCCTCTTATTCACAAGCTGACCCTCTTTACTCACTTTACCCAGCTTCTCAGCATTAACCCTAATTAAGTAAGCATAAGCTTCTGCGGTATCGAAAGTCGGAGCGGTTACTCGAGGGTCAACAGTCAGCGTATTAAGCAGGCCTTTCTTACCAACCCGATACTGTATGAATCCAGAAGCATCACGAGTAAAATCACTTTTCTTGGCGTGGTCAATGAACCTCGGTTTAATCTGCGAAGCTGGAGTAACAGTGCCATCTTCATGAACCACGAAGTAGCTCTTCTGTGGATTTTTCTTGGCAAGGTTATTAACTTGGTCCAAGCTAATTGACTTCAAATTTTGGCCCGCTTTAACCGGCTCATTTTTCAGCAAGGTCTTATAGTCTTTAATGCTGTCAGTAGCAGCTAGAAGCATCGGATTCTGGTCAGCTAAGTTACTCAGCACCAAAGCTTCACGCGGATTTTTCGCAAGCTTCCCGAGTAACTGTTTACTCATCTGGTCGTTCATTGACTTCATCTGAGTCAATTCGGCCTTGGCATCAGAAAACAGCTTCGAGTCGATTTTTCCCTTAGCAAGTAAATCAGAAAGGTCGGCCGTAATAACCTGCTCAACTTGGGAAAGCTGCTTACCCGATTCCTTAGCTGCCGCGAAAGCAATAGAGTTATTAGGAACTTGTTCACCAAAGGCGAAATTTGTGGTTGGGTTAATTGAAGCACGCTGTTTGAACACTGAGTTAGCCTGACGCGTAAGCTGATTAAGTGTATTCTTGGCCTGCCGCATCGTCGCAATGGTCTCAAAAGCGGTTCCACCAAGCAGCAATCCCCAAGACCACTTAGGTGACTCCTTATACACATTGAGGTATTCATCAACTGCTTTACCATAAGAGTCTTCATAAGAAGCACCTAAGAATGCAAGTTCACCAACTCCAGCTCTGGTTGCGGCTTGAGCAACATTGCGGCTAAGTGGAATAGCTAATTGAGTCGCCACCTCACCAATCGGTTTAATACCGATGGAAGCTAATGAACTGGCTTTCTCATAAGCGGCCCACTGACTTTTATTCCCATACCAACCTGCTTTAATTCCCATAGCTCGATTAGTAATTCCCATTGTGCCGCCAATTGACGCAAGGTTCCCAAGGAACCGCCCGGCGAAAAGTTGGGCCTCGTTGGGCTCGTCAGCCTGACCGGTAATTGCCTCGGTTATAGCTGCGTAACTCTCAGCATCATCGCGGCCATTAAGTCCGATGAAATCATAAGCTTGGTCAACTATGTTGCGAAATCCGTGGAAATCCCCTGATGCGCCGGCCGCTCTACGGGCAGAGTTAATTAAGAAGTCGCCAATGTTAGCAGTTGCTTTGGGCGTGTTCAGAGCCGCCAAGTAGCCGATTCCGGCAATTGACTTAGCAGTTTCAATTGCGCTCATATTTTCAGTTGCCACCTTTACACCAGCGACAGTTTCACCAAGGCCTTCACCGACAGAGTAAGTTGCTTTAGTTGCATCAACAACAGTTTCTCCGACCGCTTTTCCGGCTTTAGCAGCTAATTGAACTGGCAAGCTAATTGAGTCAACCAAGGCACCAGCGCCCTTAATTAACTTATCCATAAAGCCGCCCGCAGAATCCACTGACCTGCTCTGCAAAGCTTGCTCACTTTTAATAATATCTTCCTGAACTTTAGCATCAATGACCGGAGCAAGAAGCTCGTCCATTTCAACTTCATCAGGCATAACAGTTTGCGCCAGTCCATCAGGTGTCGACTCGTAATTCACAAGTAAGTCTTCAATAGCTGCTTGCTGCTCAGCCTGAAGTTGGGCCTCATTAACTTCGCTAAGCTGCTTAGCGGCCCGCTCTTGCTTGGGCATCGCATCGTCAATTGTCTCTTCTTTGACAAATTGCAGCTCGAGCAACTCTTCCACTTCAGGCGGCAGAGCTTCATTCACGTTTGCCATTAGATGTACTCCTATTGTTAATGTTCCGAATAGACGCCATTTGTCTATTGCGGAATTGGTTAATTTGACTTGCTATAGTTGGAAGGTCATTGACCGCAGTCAAGCTTTTAATCCCATAGCTACTCTTAGTGTATTGAACTTGCTTAGAGTCGATAAACATATTGGTAACCTCAGGAGATTCCAGCGCTTCATTAACTATAGCATAAGTTTGCGGCGTGATTATCTTAGCTTTAACATACTTGTCAGCTAAGAGCTTGAGGGCCTGAAGACCCGTAAGTGGATTTTTCAACTGCCTGTTAATTGCCTCCTGCTGATATAAGCTAACACTATTAAGCAGCTTCCCCAAATCAGAGCGGCCTTTTTCGGCTATTTCACCGAGGCGATTCAGAGTGAAGTCAACGAACTCCTGTTCAATGCCCTCAGTAAATTCATTCTGGTTCGAAGCCGCAATCACAGAATCTTCGTAAATTTTGTCGAAGTTAATTTGGTTGAGGTAGGCATTCTGAATATCCTTAGTAAAACCGCCAGTATTATTCCTAATTAACATATCTGCCATCAGAACATCAGTAGGACTTTCGCTGTTAAATGTCCTTTTATTCTGCTTAGCAAACACATCAGCTACAGTACTCCGTATATGCTCCGGTAACTTGTTAAATTCAGATATTACTCTACCTTGATAACTTAATCTAGCATCACGCAAAATTCGGCCCTCAAGCGTAGCAGCTTCTTCAAAAGGCACAGATTCATTTGCGGTTTCAAGGAAGTAATCAGAAGCTACGTTTTTGTTCTGTTGATTTAATACGCCTTTACCGTTAATTGCCGCGTCGAACAATCTTTGACCTGCTGGACTCATTGTGCTTCTAATTGCCTTCAAGCCTTCATTGCCTTCTTTATTAGCTACACTGTAGCTTTCTTTAAGTATCACAGAGTCGCCAATTTTGAAGGCTTCTTCACCTGCATTAGCAGCAGCTTTAGATGCTACTAAGTTAGGCTGTGTCTTATATTCACCGCCATTAAATTCACTTACTAAATCACTAGTTGGTTTAACAGAATCCTTATAAATATTATAGTACGGTTGCCAAGCTTCAGCTACTTTAGTTCCACCGCCGCCACCGCTTCCTCTACCAATAGCTTTCTGCCCAGCTCTATAGACATTAGTCAAAAGGTCAGCTGTATCAGGTGTTGAAACACTAGAGCTAATTGTCTCCCTTTGGTCCATGAACTGCTTCTGCAAATTTGCGGCCCGCTGTTCATCAAAAGGGTTAGCTCCAGTAGCCAGCATCATTCGGGCGGTGTAATTAAGATCTTTCTGCTCTTTCTGCTTACTTAACTCACTAAGCTGATTGTCCACCCGAGCAAGGTCTTGCTGATAGGCGATGTCGCCGGTGCCCAAAAATGGTAAGAGTACCTTGAGTGCCCCCGGAATTTTAGAGCTAATTGAGTTATCATACTCCTTGCGGATTTCATCTTTACGGTTAAGTAACTGCAAAGCTGTTTCGCTGGTATCAATGTCATCTTGAAGCTTGGCTCTATTAAGTGCTTCTTGATGCGTGTTGTTAATTGAGTTGGCTTGGTCAATGTACTCCTGGGCCAAAGCAGCACCCACTGGAGATTGAGCGGCATCAAGTTCCTTAAAGGTGTTTTGCGGCTTGGAGCTACTCCACGAATAAGGAACTTTCTCGTGCTCAACAATGTAATTAACCAAGGCCTCTTCCGTCAATGGATTTAATTTACTACTATTTTCGGCCATAACTTAATCTCCCTCAAATTAGAAAAGACTGCTCGGACTAAAACTTTCCCTTAATATCACCAGATAATTTGTAGCCACTTTTACTGGTGGAGCTAGTTCTTTGCGATTTAGTTTCAGCACCTTTCAAGATGCCAAGCAGGCTGTTTAGGGCTTCCAAGCTAATTGCTTCATCTTGCGCCAAGGAGTTAAGTAACACCTGGCTCGCATTAAGTTGCTGGTCGCCAGCCTCGGCTTCGAGTTCGGCACGTTTACCTGCTAATTGAGTTGCAGCATTGGTAACGGCCTCGTCATAGAAAGCCTGCACAAGTGAGTTGTCGGCAGCACCAACAGACCTAGCTAAGTCCTGATAGCTCTGGCCGAGCGCTTCATCTGACTGTTGCTTAGCGGCCGCCATAATAGCATCTACATCAATATTGCCGCCTTCAGCAAGTTGGCCCAAAGTGTCATAAGCTCCGGTGGCCCTAGGGTCTTCGGTGTTAATTAGGTCACTGTAAGCATCAAGGTTATCCAAGGCCGCTTCGTTAAGAGCGTCAAGTAACTCAGACCTAAATTGCGTAGTGTATGAACTTTCCTGCGTCTTAGACTTTTCTTTAGAATAAGAGCCAGAAAGCTTACTGGTTAATCCGGTCATACCAAACATTTAATTATCTCCTTTCATCTTAATTAACTTTCTTCAAAATTGGCCGCTCGTTGCACAAGCCATAGGCGCGTTCTAGAAATGCCGTCCATTGAACGAGGTCGCCATTGGTCTTAATTGACGGGCGAACCAGTTGAGCGCATTGAACTTTCTGTATAATTACCCGCTCAGTCGAGCAAGCACTCAGCAGGCACAAGGCTGCTATAATAATCAGCACAACTGTTACTGCTGCTATTAATTTCATTAAAGCGCTTATTAACTTCAATAGAAGCTTGAGCGATTTTATCATCTGTTTGCTCCTTAACTTTTATAAGTTCATTAACTTCAGTTTTCGCCCTGGCATATCCAATTGCTTCGCGGCGTTCTGCATACCAAATTGACACCATAAAGCCAATTAACAGCAGGGCCAAAAAAGCGCCTAGGAGCTTAATGTTTCCCATCGCACTTGTCCTTTTCTGATATCTTAATGTGGTCAGTACCAGCATCAAATGAGATGCTTACGTCTTTATACTTAATTGAGTACAGCTTAGAAAGCGCCTGACTTATATGCTCACCAAGCAGAAAGAGCCCAGAAACACACGAGGCCCAAATTATGATATAGGCAATCAATTTAGTTTCCATGTGTGACTCGTGTAAAGTAACTAGATACACAACAGTGGCGCACGGAATTACTGTAATTATCCACTTCCTTGAGATGAACCTAAAAGCCAGCTCTCGCTTGTTGCATTGCATCTTAAGTAACCACGAGGTGATAAACGGCACGAATGTACTCAGCAAGATAATTGCTATCAATGCTAAGCAAGGCATTATTTCAAAGTCTATCAGCATTGTAAATTCCTTTCTTAATTAGCTTCTCTCATAATAATTGTACCAATAATTCGTGTAAATGTCAACTTGCCACTTCAGCTACACTATAGCAGTTAATGCGATGCAGAACCAAAGTAGGCCGCCCCAAACCCACTCACCTAAGTTCCAAGCATTTTTGCCCTTGGCACAATTAAGCGCTTGGCAAATCAAAGTGGCAATTAGGTACGCCGGGCCCATTAGCAGCCCCGACAGCATCAGGGGTATGGAGTATAAGGGTAAGCCAATTAAGAATGTCCAAACAAGGCCACGAAGGCACAAGCCGCAAAATCCATAAACTCTCGGTGAACTTATGTTCTTAATTAACTCGTCTATAGCAGGACACTCTTCACGAGAGCTTTGCTGCCCCGTAGTCAATTCGCCTATATAGGTTCCCCAGCCGCAAATCTGCTGGCCGAGGTACATAGTAAGGCAATTAAGTACTGCATAAGTAATTGGGTTTACAGCTTCTGGGCAGTAACTCAAGGCAAAATTCGCCATAGTCAATCCATACGTGAGTGGCTGCCAGAGTTTATTAAGTGGCAACTCGCCTAACCCAGGTAGCTCAAGGCCGCCCCGAATCCGGTTAACCAAAGCCCCGTATAGGGTTAGAATGATAATTGAGCATATAGTGTTAATCATCTTTAATCCTTCTAATCTTTCTTCATTAAATCATACATGCTAACTCGGCAAATTTTTGATCCTAAGACAATCTTGTTCTCGGTCATATTTCGGCGCATCTGCTCAGCAGGGTTGTTAATTTGCACGAAGTAAACATAATTGCGGAAGAAGCCAATAACAGCCCATTTACTTGAACCGTCAAAAATCGGCTTAAATTCCTTAAATACATTCTTGCCAGGAATTCCGGAGTCGGTAAATTGTATCAACCTAATTGAGTAATCCGCTCTCTGCACAAGTAGGTAATTAGCCATTGAATGCAATGACATAACTTTATTCGAATTGTCCGCTATAGCTATGCCTGTATTAGTAAAGCTAAGCCTGTTGTTTGGTATGGTTTTTCCAGCTTGAGGCTGAAAATTGTAATCTAAGATAAGTAACGTATGTGGCGCATCGGTGTTAGTTCTTAGCACCGCTAAGAATCTATCATAAGGTGTTGTATTATTCATTGCCCAAGGGGCGTAAATTGAGATTTTCTGTTCATTAGTAGCATCCCAAAAAGTCTGGTTAGTTGACATAACACCGTCAATGTTCTGCTCAGATGTTCCGGCAGACCAACATACTTTAGCATAGTGAAATGAATCACCGTAAAGATTTGCCGTTTGATTATACGTGAACATGTCCACCATAACACAAAATGCACCGTATAATCCATTGACATAATGATAAGAGCAGCTCCATGGAGTTGCTGCACTAAATTTCGACTCGCTGCCTCGATGCAGATATAACTTAATTGCCGTTTTCTGAGATACCCAAGATGCTCCACTTGAGTAGCTCTCACCTGACTTAAGTCCATTATTCTCACTTAAGTTCGACTCGGCACCTTCGCCATTAAGTCTATTAGCAATAACACCCATCATTGACGTGTTGTTTCTAAAGGGGCCGTAAATTTGGCTACTGCCTGAAAAGCCAGAAACTCCACTTATGTATGCTCGCTTCATTAAGACCCATTGCTCAGGGTTAGCTGAAGCATCTCTGGCGGTTCGCAAGTTAATTTGGTTAAGGCCTGAATCAGCATAATAAGTAGATGCGTACCAATGTTTATGAGCAGGTTCATAAACAGGGCCAAACATCTTGGGCGTATTATCATTAATAGTTACAGGACTGTTGCTTGAAGTGAAAGTTAATTGACTATCAAGATAATTAAAGTTACTTATCATTTCAGCACTGTCAATAGCTTCTTCATCATTGTTTGAATTAGCTGTAAATCCAGCACCTTTGAATCTAATCATATTTCTAAATTGAACCAGACCAGCTGGCAATATTTCATTTAGTGCACCACTCAAGTAATAATTCTGTCTACAATTATATGTATTTTGCCCAGTACTTAGGAATCTTCCACG